GCTAACACCTTTTTGCCTTGCTGTATGCCTTGCATATAGCCTTTAGGTGCTTTTCTCTCGCCTATTGAACCACTAGCACGATTTTCTCCTTGACCGCCTAAACTGACGTTCCGAAGCTGATAGCCTTTATCAGCATATAGCTTAATGTAATACTTCTCTTTCTCGTCAAGCTGACTTTCGGGGAAATTCAGAAATTCAACTCGCCAGCCATAAGGGTTTTTCTCTTCGTCATACAGCTTGTGACGTTTCAAGCTAAGGTCTATGTGCTGTTCGTAACCTACAAGGTGGCTTGCCAATCTGCTAAGTGTATGTACCGTCTGTCCGATATAAGCGTACTTAAATCCGTTTTCATCTTCTCGGAGTAGGAAGTAAATCCCACTTTTGTCATTCAGTTTTGGATTCAGTTTCAATAGTCGCTTTTTGTTTTCCTGTTCTATTGCCTTGGCTCTTGCTATGTTTTGATAATTCAAGAATTGCCACCTGCCTTTACTTCAAAAGGATTTACAAAATTATCAATAAGTTTAGCTCTCATACTAAAAGCCGTTGGTTGTTCATCCCTGTCTAAATCTAATTTTTGACCACAGTTCGGGCAGTGATCATAATCATCATAATCAACCTCATATCTCTTATTGCAGCAAGGGCAAATCCAAGTATCATATATAAGCGTTCCGTCTGGGGCATATCCATCACCCTCATATGTCGGTTTCTTAGCTATCTGCTTTTCTCTAGCTTCAATCACGCTCTCAAATGTAAAGCTTTTCTTAACACATTCATCTTCAAACTGCATATAGTTTTCAAGGACTTCTGTTGTCATTTTGCGGTCAGATAATTTCTTAATTGTTTCAAGTGCTGATATTGCATATCCAATAGCGTCCATAGTTTCGTAATCAGGATGTGGTTTCCAAGCGTGCTTTAAATATTCAAAGTGTTGCTTTAGCTTCTTTATTGCTTCATTCTCTGTCATACTCACACCTCTTTAATTAAATGGTAATCCCTCATCAGCTACATTGTCCGGAATTGACATAAAGTTGTCCGAGCTAGCATTACCGCCCATAATTCCATTGTTACTGTTGTTCTGCTGATTAGCACGACTTTCACAAAATTCGTGTCTTTCAACAACGCAATCATTAGTGTAAACTTTCTGTCCGTCCTTGTTAGTATAGTTGCCTGTCTGCCATCTGCCCTCAACGATAATCTTAGTTCCTTGGTACAAATACTTCTCCGCAAACTCTCCATTCTTACCAAACGCAATGCAGTTAATAAAGTCTGCTGCCTGCTCGCCCTCTTTCTTGAAAGCTCTGTCAACAGCTAATGTATATCTTGCTACTGCCATACTTCCGTTTACTGTCTGTGAATATCTAATCTCTGGCTCTCTAACAACTCTCCCACATAAAATTACTCGATTCATTACTTTTCCTCACTTTCTAATAATTCAGGATTGTCAAATATGTTGCCGATAACCTCTACTGTGTTTACCGAATCATCCTCATCATTAAAATTCCAATAGATTTCCCACAATGATATATAATTATCGTTTTCGCAAGCATATAAAATGTTTTCACACCCTGTAACACGCATAATATTTGATTGTATTTCTTCCCAATCAATATTTTTTCGATATCCAATTCCGAAACCGCCACACACATACTTGATAGTTCCTCTATGTCCAAAGAGTTCTACAATATCATTCTCCCAAATCAGCTTGCCGTTCTTATCTTTCAGACCGGTGCATTGGCAGATTGTAGATTCATCATCTATATATGCCATTACATTTTCCTTTATATCTCTTATATAAAGTCCGTCCGTCTCTTTTACGATATTTCCTATATGCCATTCCTCAAAATGTTTGGCTTTGAATAAATACCTATCTTCCATGCTCTCTCCTGTTCTAATACCTTGATATTTCTATCTCACTGCTCAATATCGAATTAAGTTCCTTACTAAGTAAATCAAGCTCCTGTTTCACCAATGATTGAGCTTCGCTTATCGCACTCATTACAGATGTACTGTTTAATTTTCTATCCACAATACCTAGTGTTCGACAATTCATGTATAGCGTTTCTCCGCAACCGCATAGTGTGTGAACGCATATATCTAATCTTTTATTGTCACCTCTGTAGATAGTTCCAGTTTCAACTAGCTCTCCATATTTTGCATTGCTTATATACTTCATATTCTCTCCTTTCAGCATTTATTTGATTATGGACATACTTTTCTTTGTTCTTTCCTTTTCACGCTTCTTTTTTGCTTCTGGGAAAATAAAATCCATAGC